CAGGGAATGGATCGTTAGCGATATAATCTATTGATTGTGTTTGTGGAATATTACGTCTTAATACAACTGTTTCAGTAGATGTTGGAATATTACCTGATGTGAATATAACTGATCCACCACCAGAGTTACCTGCACCTGTTACTGTATAGTGAGTTGTAATAGTTTTAGTTGTTTCAGTTCCATTAGCTGAACGTATAATTACTTGAATATCTGAGTCTTGGAATATCTTAAATGTATAACTAAACGTTGTAGTTGAGCCATCACCACTATAACTGTTTCTAACTGTAGTTGAAGATATTGTCATATTTAGAAACCTTTAAACAATACAGATGGTTTAGTCAATAAAAACTCTTGACCACTATCTTCTTTCATTTGTCTTTCCATTTTTCTAAGATAACCAGGTGATAAAGTTTCCATTATTTGATAACCAATTGCATAATCAAATGCAGTTTTAGCATAAAATAAATTTAAAAAAGGAATATTTCCAACAACAGATTTATATGCTTGTCTTAATGCTGGATCTTTTTCACCTCTAATTCCATATTTAATTGCTTGTAGTGCATTAAATGCTTCCGTAGCAAATGGTCCAGCAGCTGTTGCCATAATTTCAGAACCAGTTCTTGTTTTAGAAAATAAGAAATCACCATAAATACCTAATCCACCACCCTGTAACATTGCTGCATAAAATGTATCTAATTTAGCAGGATCTTTTGGTGATTTTCCTTTTAATATATCTTTTGCTGTCATTGCTATATAACCAAATATTCCAGCACCAACTATTAGATTTGCAATTCCAAATAAACCTTTTGCATTTTGACCATCTTTAATAAATGACATTTCTCTTCCAAATGCTTTTTGTAGTACAGCAATAGGAAATGCTTTAAATTGAAAAAAGAATCTTGTAGCTTCACCCATTGCAGTTCCTGCTGTTAATCCTCTTTTCATAAAAGCTCTTGTTCTAGCATCTGGCTCAATAACTGCATAACTAGATCTATCTAAAAACATTCCTGATACCTTTGCTTTTAATGTATCTCTATATAAATCTATTTGTCTTTGTGATGCTGTTTTTAAATTCATTAAATCTAATATTTGTTGTTTAGACAAATTGTCTATATTTTTAACAGAGAAAAATTCTTTACCATCATCAGCCTTTTCAACATCTAGTTTTCTAATTGCATTCCATAATTTTTCATCAACACCAAAATGAGTAATTAATCTTTTAAATCCTTCTTCTAATTTTCCAAATTCTATTCCTCTTTGTTTTGCAACATAATTACTCATACCAAGCATAACTCCTTCTTTTAAAGAGTTAGTCCACCAGTTAAGTAAGTTTAATTTAAAAAATGTTCTTTGTAATTTTGTAAAATTTCTACTTAAATTATCACCAACAGAATATCTTGCAGCTAAATCATAAATAAGATTATCAGCCATAAATCCTAATTGTTCTGCTATTTCTTGTTTTTTTTTAGTATTTTTAATTTTAGCTAAATTACCCATAGCTTCAGCAACTCCACCTAAATAAGTTCTACCTTGATATGATAATTCTTTTGCATATAAATGAATATCTGCCATAGCAGAAACAACCGCACCTCCTAATTTAGCCATTGATAAAATTGATCTAGTAATAGCAGACCATTTAGCAGCACTAAAGTTTGAAATAGTATTTACTGATCCATCTATTTCTGCAAATTGATATTCATAAGATTTTTCATTTTTAGCAATATCATCTACATATTTTAATTTATTTTGTTTTGTTAATTGTTTAGCAATAGAACTTTTTATTAATTGAAAATTTTCACTTGGTTTAGTTCCAAGCGTTGTAATCATTCCAATATTTCTTCCTGCATTATTTAATCCAAAAAAGAAAGATTCTCTTAAATTGCCAGATCCAAATTTAGAATTGTAATCAAACCAATCGTCAGAAGTATTAAAGTGTAATACTCTTTTAGCAGCAAGTTTTGTTGTTGCATCTCTAGATCCAAAAACACCAGATGATCCTTCTGCTATAACATGATTGTTTTTTACTAATGAGTTCCATACAAATGCTAAAAACTCATCTTTATTATCAACTTCATCAAATGTTCTTTCTGCTAGTTTTGGTTTTATATATTCTTTCCAAGCATTAAAATTTCTATCAACTCCACCAGTATAATCTGCAACATTTTTATTATCTTTTAATTTTAAAACATCTGCAGCATTTCTAATTTGCATTGGATCATGAGTTTGTCTTACAATCCAACCAGGTAATTTACCTATATTAGCACCAAGATTATTTAATTTTTTTCTAACAGATTCAGAAAACTCAGACATAATTGTAGCTAGTTTCACAATGTCTTGATTCTTTTCTGTTATTGCTTTGCCTTCTCCTAATTCCCAAATAGTTCTTGCTGTTCTTCTGTCTATATCTTCATTAGCTTCAGCAAATAATTCAACTAAATTATTTTGTCTTAATTTTTCTTGAAAACCACTAACTAACATTCTGTATTCAGAAAGCTGAGCAAGAGCAACAGAAGCACGAGATCCTACTTTTTGTAAATTACTACCAACTAATATAGCTGTTAATCCTTCTGCTGGATTGTTTGGAAACTCTCTAAGAACATATTCAACTGTATTTCTAATTTTAATTTCATTTTCTAAAGCATTTCTTTCTTTAATCTTTTTAGCAATTTGTTGTTCTTTTAATATTTGTTTAGCAACTTGCTCTGATAATTCATTATCTAAATTGTCTAATCTAACTTCTTTTTGAGCATCTTTAATGCTTTGAATAATATCCTCTGCTTTTGCAGATGAAATAGAAGATCGTTTTAATGTTTGTTCAAGTCTATCTATACATCTATCTTTTGCCATAACTACCTTCCATTAACACAATTAATACTATCTTTAATTGCATCTTTTAGTTCAGTTTCTTTTGTATTAAATTCTTGCGTTTCTGTTCTTGCTTGTTTTAATTCTGCACTTTCTTCAATGTTTAAATCTTTTTGTCTTTCTTTTATAATATTTAATTGATCTTCTATAGATCTATTTTCTAAATCTAAGTTTCTTTGATCAATATCTTTTTCTCTTAAAGTAGTTTCTACTTTTTCTAAATCTAAAGAATCTTCTTTCTTTGTATTTCTTACACCTTTATTTTCATCAGTTACTACTCTTTGAGTTGTACCAATATTTTCATCAACAACTCTTGTAGTATTAACTCTTTCATTAATTGGTACAACATCATTGATTTGAGCTTCTCTAAGTTTAGGATCAAGATCAGCAATAGGTTTAACATTAACAGGATTATCTTCTATTAAATCTGATAAAGCTCTAGTTAATAATAATCTTCTAGTTGCTGGATCTGTTTCAGCAAGTTCTTTCATAACTCTTGATGTTTCAGGATAATATTCTTTATATAAATTTACAGCAGGATCTTCTCCATCTACAATACCAGCTTCTCTTCTAGCAGCATCAACTCTATCTTCAAATGCTCTACGAGTTCTAAAATCTTTTAATGCACCTGCTCCTACATGAAGTCCACCACCAATAATAGATCCAAATGTTACGTTTAAAAAACTATCCATTAATCCATAATCAGCTTGTTCTGCTGTTGCTGCTGTCAAAACAATTGGTTCAACTACTGCAGCTCCAACTGCTCCTTCTACAACACCTCTTATTCCTCTTGCTTTTGTTAATCCTTGTCGTGCAACTAAAGATGCAAATCTAGCCTCACCAACAACTGGTATAAATGCTGATGCAATGTTAATTGGATCTGCAATACTAACAGCTAATGATGTAGCAAGTTTTGCTCCACCAGTATAAAAACCAGAATTAAAAGGATTAAAAGAACCTTCTGGACCACGAGCTATAATGCTTTGTCTTTCTTTTTCTAAAATCTTTCTATTAACTAAAATATCAACTGTAGATTGCTTTTCATCTTGTTCAAAAAATAAATCTAAATTAGAATATTTTGAATTTAATTCATCTCTTGGTATTAGTGGCTCAAGAGTATCTTCATTTCTATTAGCTTCTAATTCAAAGAAACGAATAGCGGCAGGCAATGGATTGAAGTTCCAAGCATCTTCTGCTGTAGCACCTAATGTTTCTCCTAATGTTGATTTATATAAATCATATCCATTAGTTTTGGCATTTTCATTAGTATCTAAACCAAAACCTATATTAGCCATATATTTTATAATCCGCCAAAATATTTTAAATTAGTCTGTGTTTTCTTTTCTTTTCTTTCTTTGGCAAAGTCTATGTTTAAATTTGTAGTAGGAACTTTAAATGAAGAATCATCAAAATTCATTTTAATTAATTCACCTTTTTTATTTTCAATTAAAGCAATAGTTCCGTCAGCCAAAGTTACAGATAATACAATTCCATTACCATCTGCTGTATTTACCCACATACCATTTTTTTGTATTTGTACTTTAATTGCTTTATTTAATTCATCGTTAGTAACTTTAGGATCGCTAGATCCAAATGGTGCAATATCTAATTGATCAATAAATTTTTCTTTTATTATGTTTGCTTTGGTTTCAATGTGCTGTCTTTGTGAATCTGAAAGACGTTGGTTGTTATAAATTTTAGGAATAAAGTAAGTATCTTTTATATCAAAGTTTTCAGTGATATATCCTGTTGCTTCTTTAACAGCTTTTGAAGGATCTTTACCTGCAAATATTTTGTTAGCAGCAATATAAGTTACAACATCTTGTATATCAGATATTTCTTTTAATGCTTTTTCAGTATTAAATGGATTTGATTTTACTATAACCTCTTGAAACTTAGACAATTCAGTTGCAACATCTTTTCTTAATTGATCTTTAGTTATCTTATCACTATCTTTTAAAAACTGATCTAATCTTTTTCTTTCTTCTTTACTATCAACGCTTGTTGCCTGAATAGCAAAGTTTTCGTCATTTAAGTAAGAAACAAGTTTGGCAGTAATAGGTAATTCATTTTCACTTAATTGAGTTAATACTCTTCCATAATTATCACCATACTGATTTTCTAAAGATTGAAGATAAGCAATTTTTTCTTGTGGTTTTCTATTGTTATAATCTTGTACAATTGCAACTGCAGTTCCTTTTGTAAGTACTTTTATATTATCTGAAAAAACTCCCATAGATTCTTGAGCATCAACAACACTTGATACATACTTTTTAAATTTTCTATCTTTAATTGTTGGATCTTGTTCTTGTTGGTAATCCTGGTAATTGTTTTTAACAGTTGAGTTATATGTAATAACTAAACTTGCAGGATCTTCTTTTAATAATTTTGCTTTTTGACTTGCAGTATTAATTAAATCTTGTTTTAATTTTAAATCAAATGCAGCAGATTCTGGTCTAATTTCAAAAGATTCAATAATATTTTGTTCTTCACCTATTTTAGAGTTATAAATTTTTGTATTAAAATCTTTAGTTCTTATTATACCAGTTTCTTTTTCAATAAAATCTGAATAATATTGATTACCCATAATATCTTTAACAGCTTTTTTATTAATTGATATTGGATTATCTGTTGAAAGAGCTGCTAGGTAATTTACAACATTATCTTTAATAACTGGTTTAGATTCAGAGATAGCTTCTGCTTCTAATTTTAATCTATCTTCTCCTAAAATATCTGGATAGTTATTAATGTCTTTAATTCTTTGTGTAGCTTCTACTGGATTAGAAGTTAGATCTCTTTTAAATTCTAATTTTTGAACTGTGCTTGGTATATTTCTAACTTTTTTTAAATAAGTATCTTGATCAATAATTAAATCATTTCTTTGTGATTGATATAAAACACCAAGATCTGTGTATAATGTTTCTTTTTGCAATTCATTATCAGAATACAATCCATTAGTAATAATTCTTTTTTCTTTTAATTCATCTTGATTTACTCTTTCTTGAATTAAATTTTCTCTATTTTTTGTTACTACAGTAGATAAATATTTTCTTTCTTCTGTTAAATAATTGTTAACAAATAAATTTTTAATAGAACTACTTTGAGCTTCATTTGCATATTTATCTCTAATAATTTTGCTTTGTTGTAAAAATATATCTGATGATGTTACTGGATCACTATATTTTTCCATTCTTGATTTTAATTCCTCAACTTCAATTGCAGCTTTATTTTCTAATTCAAGTGCTTTTGTTTTATCTATAACAGCTTGTTCTTTTGTATAATAATCATTTAATGTTTTTATAACTGGTTCTAGTGCTGATGCTGGAGATCCAGCTCCAGATAAAGGAATTTGAAAAGCAGTTTTAGCACTAGGTGCTTCAGTTGTTGGAGTTCCTTGAGCTGTAAATGTAGGTATCTTTGGCATTAGAATGATCCTTCTGATCCAGTTAATCTTGTATTAATTGGTGAGTATGTTGGTTGTGAAGAAAATATATTTCCAGCACTTGTCAATAAACTTGATCCTGCACTTGATTGTAAGAATCTACTTGCACCTTGAAATAATGTTCCCATTGCTGTCATTCTTCCAGTTTGTCTAGCCATATCACCTTGTATTCTGTAAAAGTTTCCTTCTTCAAATTTTCTAGCTTTTGCCACTCCACCATCATATTCAATAAGATCTCTTTGCAATTCTGCTTCTTTTGCATTAGCCATTTGTATTCTTAATGATGTTCCTGTTCCTTGTTGAACTCCAGCTTTAGCAGTTGATACAGTTGTTCTTCCAACAAATCTTTCATAGTCTTTATTGAACTGACCAAGTTTGTATTCTGTTTGTTTATCTATTGCACCAGCTTCTTGATCTGCAATTTCTGCATTTCTATTTTGAATTGATTGATTAAATTTTCCAATAGCATTTTGTTGTTTTGCTTGAACAACACTTAATCCTAAAGATACATAGGGTAATACTGGTAAAGCTGCTGCCATTAGTAAATCCTCGCAAATCTATAATGATCGCTACCATCAAATCCGTAGCTTTTCATTAATCCTTCATTAGTAAATCCTAACCATTTAGCAAATCTAATTCCAATTCCAAAGTCTGCACGAACTGCAGTTTGTAATCTTTTAATATTATTAGATGTTGCAAGATAATCTATATTTTGCTTTACAGCTTTTGCAATAGTTATTGGATAATTCCATACATCATTTTTAGCAATGAACCAACCTTCTGCTACATCACCCCATATTCTTTTCATACCAGCTGCTGCAATAACTTTATCATTAATTAATCCTGTAAATGCTAAATGCTCTTGTTCTAAATCCATACATTCTTTGTTATTATCTTTAATAATAAATGATGCGTCTTTTTGAGTAAGCATGTGATTCATTTGAGATTCCATAATCAATCTGCCATGATCTTGTCTGTAAGGAATTATAATTAATCTATTAGTCATTTGTAATCAATTCTGGGTATAACGATAAAACTGTTAAAGGTAAAGGTTGAGTTTGACGTACAAAGATAAAACCATCAGTTTCATAGTTACCT